TGATCGCGCTCGTCGGTCGCGCGCGCGAGCAGCCGGGGCAGCTCGGCCACCAGCGGCGCGAACGCGGGGCGCCCGCGACCGACGAGCGCGATCATCGCGCGGCCGTATTCGAGCTCGATCGACTTCGGGTAGCGCTGCCGCGGGATCCGGCGCCGCGGGCGCGCCGCGAGGCCGTGCTTGCGCATCAGCCGAACCTGATGGACGGCGATCATTCGACGATCCGCATGTTCCGAGTCACGAAGCCGCGCTTGCAGAACGCGTCCCACTCATCGAGCGACTCGAACTCGACGACGAACGAGAACGACTCGTCCGCGCTCGCTGGACGGCACGACTTCAGCTTGAATTCGACGGTGCCGTGGCCGTCGACGTCGATGAGCATCCGCATCACTCGTCCACCTGCGGCAGCGGCGCTCCCTTCGGGTTCGCGGCATCCGACGGGACTGCGCCGACCTCGACGATCGGCGCCGGCTGCTTCGGGTTCGCGTCCACCGTCGGCGCGACGACCGCCTCCTGCTCGAGTCGCGCGTCGAAGTCGATCTTCGTGTCGAGGCTGTACGACTCGCCGCCGTGCCGCGACAGCGCGACCTCCTCGGGCGACGCGACGTCGTTCTGGATCTCGATCTGATCGGCCTGCGCCTGCGCGAGGTGCGTCTGCGCGATCTCGAGGTCCGACGGCTGCGACAGCGGCTTGAACTTGACCGCGTACTCGAGCTCGTCCGGGTCCTCGCCGAGCACGCGGAGCACGATGTCGACGACGCGACGGATCGGCGGTGCGACCCGAAGGATCTGCAGCGCCTTGACCTTGTCGTCCCAGTCGTTGTCGTCGCCCTCGCCGGTGGCGTCCATGCCCTTCGCCGAGCTGCCCATCAGCTTCGTCAGCGGCATGTCGGCGTAGGCGGCCATGCGCAGCGCGAGCCGGTCGAGCGTCTCGGGGAAGCCGGTCATCGGCGTCGACTTGCGCTCGAAGTCCTCGCCGTCCGCGTCGACCACGACGCCGCGAAGGATCGAGCGCGCCACGTCGATCGAGATCACCTTCGCGAGGAACGCCTGCGGGCCGTCCTCCTCCACGAGCTCGGCGAGGTCCTTGACCTTCCACACCGCCTGCGCGAAGTCCGCCAGCAAGACCGCCGCGCCCTGGTGGCTCTGCGCGAAGTCGGACAGCGCGCGGATCACGCGCGTCAGCACGCTGTCGCCCCAGCCGAGCGTGCCGATCGCGGACGACATGCGTCGCGAGACGCGGATGCCGGTGAAGACGATCAGCCGCGACTCGTGGATCTCCGTGTACGCGATCGGCGCCGATCCGTCGACGCTCGGACCGGCGACGTACGGCTGCAGCTGGTAGATCGCCGGTTGCCCGAACTTCGGCGCGCGAGGGTTGTTGTAGTAGTAGCGGGGGATCAGCTCGCGCGGCTCGAGAGGGGTGAGCCAGTCGATCGAGCGCACGCGATCGAGCGCGAGCGGCTCGCGCAGGTCGGTCGCATAGTCGTTCGCGCCGAGCAGGATCGCGCCGCCACCGTAGGCGCGCTCGTAGCAGAGCGCCTCGTACAGGGCGCCGAGCAGCCCGAGCTCGTCCAGCTTCTTGCCCACGGCGCGCTCGAGGTCCTTCGCGTCCTCGGCGTCGACCCGCCGCTCGCCGAGCTCGCGCTCGATCGCGCGCGCCTCGTCGAAGCGCCCTTCCATTCGCGCATCGCGGGCGATGTCGCGGATGTCCTTGCGCGGCATCTTCGCCGGCAGTGGAGGCGCCGGGGCCGCGCTCGACGGCTGAGGCGGCGCCGGAGGAGTGAACGTGGCCGGCTTGTCGGCCGCGAACTTCAGCGCCCAGCCCTGCCGCAGCGCCTCGGCGGCCAGGAGCTCGATGATCTTGGCGGCCATCGCGTCACCGCGCCAGAGCTGCAGCGCATCCTCGGACGAGACCGGATCCGCGGCGAACGACGTGTTCGTCGGAGAGCCCATCGTCTTGTCCCGGCCGAGCATCCCGACGCCGGTCAGATCGTTCATCCATGCGTCGGTGCGCGCCCTCTTGCGCTTGCCGGACGGATTTCCGCTGGTCCCCGCCTTGAAGGAGCCTGCGTTCGCCCTGCGCTTGCCTGCCATGCGGCGATTGAGCGCCGAGCAGGCGTGCGCCCTCCGGGATTAGCGGGCCGTCTTCAGCAGCGCGGCGCCGACCCCGACGAGCGCGCGGGCGCGCTGCACGCCGGCGCCGGACCCCTTGAGCCAGTGGAGCGCCTGGCTGCACGCGTCCATGTCGTCGTCGTGGATCGTCATCCCGGCGAGCTCGTCGACGAAGCCCTGAAGGTCGTGCATCCCGATCGGCAGGTACGCGAAGCCCTGCTCGATGTCGGGCGACGCGTTGTCGAGTCGGGCGGCCTTGCTCGCCGTCGGCGTGACGGCCTCCACGTCCTTGACGCCCTCGGCCTCGAAGTCCTCGATCATGCCGGCGCCGCCGGCCGTCTTCTCGATCAGGATCGTGGCGCGCGGATGATCCCTGCGCATCGCCTTGATCGCCTCGCGCTGCGCGCGCTGCTTCGTTCGCTCGTGCCAGCGGCCGAGCAGGTAGAAGCCCGGACCGTGCTTGCCCCACGCCTGCACCGAGCAGAAGTCGTTCTCGCTCGAGGTTCCGCCGAACGTCGGATCGACCGAGATCACGATCGCCGAGAACGAGGTCGGCGTCGTCACCGTGGGCGACTCCGCCGGCGTCGCGCATCCCTTCGGCCGCGCCGCGTTCGGGTTCGCGCCGGGCGGCGCGTGGAAGCGCCAGGCGGTCCGCGCGATCGTGCCGCTGCTCGAGTCCTCATCGGGCCGCTGCTGGTACTGCGTCGTCCGTACCGACTTGGAGAGCCCGGCGAGCTTCTCGCGGCTGAGCATCTGCGGAGCGATGAGCTCGTCGGGCGCGCGATCGTCGGCCCACACGAGCTCGCCGGCGTGGTCGCGCAGCTCGAGGCCGCGACCGTCGCGCGCGGCGGCGGGCTCGAGCATCGCCCACGCCTCGCCGCTCGCGAGGCAGCGCGCGTGGATGTCGTCGCGGTCGAGCCGCTGCGCCACGATGACGATGGGGGCGCGATCGCCGTCGAGCCGGGACTTCGCGGACTCGTCGAGCCACGTCCACACGCGATCGCGCTCGGCCTTGCTGTGCCGATCGGCCGCGGTCATCGGGTCATCGACGACGAGCTCGAGCACGCGCTTGCTCGTGATCGCCGTGTCCGTGCCGAGCGCGTAGTAGCGGCCGCCCTTCGAGGTGGCCCAGGCCTGGACGGCCTGCTCGTCGTCCGCGAGCGCGACGCAAGGGAACATCGCGAGGTACTCGTCGTGCTGGACCAGGCGGCGAACGCGAAGGCTCTCGCGGTTCGCGTCGTTGGCGGCGTGCATCGCGTGCATGCCGCGCCAGTCCGCACGACGGGCGAGGCGCCACGCCGAGTACAGGGCGAGCATCGTCGACTTGCCGATGCCGGGCGCGATCGCGACGAGCAGGCGCCAGATTCGGCCGTCGGCCACGGCCTGCAGCGCGGCGCACAGCGCGCGCGTCGCCGCGTTGTCCGGGTACGGCAGGTTCGTCATCACCGGCCAGTAGCGCTCGGCGAAGAGCGCGAAGCGACGGCGAAGCCGCTCGGCGACGAGCTCGCGCTCCTTCGCGTCGAGATCTTCAGTGCTCGGGAACATCGCCGGCGTCCACCGCGCCGAGGCGCTTGAGCGTGGCGATCGCTTCGATCGCGGCGGTCAGCTCGTCGTCGGTCATCTCCTCGGGCTTGCGCCCGACGATCTCCGTGGCCTGATCGCCCGAGACCTTGATCGACTGCTTCGCCTTCCCGAAGCCGCGGTCGCACCACTCGCGGAACGCGGCGACGCGCTCGCGCGCCGGCGTGTCCTCGTCGAAGAACATGTCGAGCAAGCACTGGAACGCGGCCCGGTCGCCTTCGTACTCGACGCCGTCGGCGGCCGTGTACTTGCGGATCGCCATCGCCTCGCGCGCCGTGCGCTCGAGGCCCTTGGGTCGGCCGCCCGGATTGCCGCTCTGTCCCGGCTTGAACGTCATCGCGCCCCCTTGTCGGCGAGCGCCTCGATCAGCGCCTCGGGGTCTGCCGCGCCGGCGGCGAGCTTGGCCTTCGCCCGTGCGATCGTCGCGCGGAACCACGACGGGCGGAGCCCGTACGCGGCCGCGAGTTCGTCGACGCGCTCGAAGTCGCGCTCCGCCGCGACCTTCTCGGCCACGTCGAGCACGCACGTCGGCGGCAGCGGCCACGTCGCGACCCACACGGGTCGCAGCGTCGTCCGCGGCAGACGCCAGCCCTCGCGACGGGTTCCCCGTTGCTCGTCGCCGAGCACGAGCCACAGGTGCCACTTGCATCGGACGTGGCCGCACGGCCGCGGCGGGCAGTCGGCGCGGGTCGCCGGCACGCCCTCGCGCAACTCGAGCTCGCCGCCGATCACGCGCAGCCGGACGACGCGGCCGCCGCTCGCGGCGATCGGTTCGACGACGTGAGCGCGCGCGACGGCCATGCGATCACCGTGCCCGATCCGCTGCGGCGCGGCCAGCGCGATGACGAGGGCCGTCCACGCCCTCGCAGCGCTGAGGTCGGAGCGCGCCGCACAGCGCGATCATCGCGGCGTCGACGGCGTGGTTCCGTCGGCCTTCCGGTATGCGGCGCAGGGCGTCGCGCGCGCGGGGATGCCGCGACAGCAGGTGCTCGCCGGCCGCGCGCGCGAGCTCGTCGTAGTCGACCGCACGGCCGGCGTTCGGCAGGACCTCGCGCTGCCAGCGCTGCGGCGCGATCGTCAGCAGCCGCGGGCGCGGGTCCAGCATAGCGGCGATCCCGAGCACGACGCCCCACGACAGCGCGATCGGCACCATCGCGTTCGCGCCGCCGGGCGGGAACGACATCTGCTCGACCACGATCGTCGAGCAGCCCCGAGCGCGCTCGGCGATCGCCGCCGCCTGCGCCGTGCAACGGCGGGCACGGTCCAGTGTCACCTTCGCGCCCGGCAGCTTCTTCGTGATGACGACGCCAAGGTCGACGAACGAGCAGGCGCGCTCGTCCAGGAGCGCCCACCCGAACGTGGCGAGCCCGGTGTCGACGCCGAGGATCATGCGGGGTCGATCCTCCGGTGCTCCGGGCACCGATGCCCGACGCTGTCGACGTCCCAGCCGGCCGCGCGGGCGGCCTCGAGCACGCGCATGCGGGCGACGTCGTCCTCTCGGGCGGCCGCGCCGAGCTGGCGCGTGCACGTCGGATCGTCGCAGATCAGGCTGTACTCCACCCGGCTCACCGATCGCCCTGCGCACGGTCCTGCGCGGCGGCGGCCTGTTCGAGGATCGAGCCCTTCATCGCGCCGCGCGTGCCCGCGAACGGGTCCACCGCCGCGTCGTGCTCGGCCGTGCGGCGCACGCGACGCTTCTCGACGCGATCGTCCAGCGCGGCGTTCACGTCCGCGAGCGCGCGGTCGGCGGCGTCGACGCGATCGCCCGGCGTCTCGACGCCCTGACCGACCTCGACGTCGCGCTCGCCGGTCTTCTTCACCGTCGCCTTCGGCTCGGGGACGTCGAGCTCGACCAGGCACACGTCGCCCTCGGCGTCGCGGTACTTGTAGCGCGCGACCTTGGCGTCGAGCATGCGCTGCACGAGGGTGGCGTGCGCCGCGTCGACGGCGTTCTTCGCCTGCTCGCGAAGCGCCTTGGCTTCCTGCTGGGCCTCGACGAGCGCGTCGGCGGCCTCGTCGAGCTCGGGGTGCGACGGGCGCTCGGTTCCGGGGATGTTCTGTTGGCGCGGCATGGTCAGCGTGTCCTCCAGGCGATGCACGAGCGCAGGATCGCGTCGGTCGCATCCTCGGCTCGGGCGTAGAACAGGGCGTGCGGGAACGGGTTGCTCGAGGCGCGCACGCCCGGCGGCGGCTCGAACGCGATCCGACGGCGGCGGGGGATCGCCACCAGCGCCGTCGCGGCGTAGAGCTCGCAGAACCACCGCGTGCTCGGGTCGAACTTGAGCAGGAAGCAGAAGCGCGCGTGCTTGTACGCGCGCACCCACGGCGGCACGTCGCCGTACGGCGGGTTCACGAAGACGCGAGATTCGGGCGCCACGCTCGCGGCGAGCTTGAGGCCGTCCTCGCCGCGGTCGAGTCGAAACGTGAACGTGGCGCGAACGTGGGACCGTTCGTTCGAACACGGATCGAGGCCCCACGCTCCGATCGCGTCGCACAGCCACTTCGGCGTGCACCACGAGTCGCGGTCCGGCTTGACCCCGCGCTGCTCTGAGTCCGAACGTTCCACGTGGAGCAAGACGTTCCCGCCAGACGTTCCCGCGCAGTCGTTCCCGGTCCCGAGCGAGTCGTTCCCAGGACCCCGTTCCCTAAAGGGAACGGAACGGGTTTCCTGACGTTCCCGGGAACGTCTGGGACCGTCTGGGAACGTCTGCAAACACGCCAGACGTTCCCGTTCCGGGACACGGTCCGCCGTCATCGATCGGCGTCTCCCTGCATGTCGCGGACGAGTCGGATCCCGGCGTCGCGTTGTGCGGCCTCGGCCGCGCGGTCCGGTGTCCAAATCGCCCACGACCGTGACCGCGGCACGCGCCGGGTCACCTCGACCAGTTCGCCGCCGAGCAGCAGCTCGGCGATCGCCTTCTTCTTGCGCTCCTTGCGGCCCGTGACGAGCTCCATCAGCTGCTCGCGCGAGATCGGCGCCGTCGCGCGCTGCGCCGCGCCGATCAGCTGGTGCTCGAGCGCGCGCACGGCCGTCGTCTCCTTCTCGGCGTCGCGCTTCGTGCGCACGTCGGCCGCCGACTCTGCCTCGCCGGCGCAACGCCAGAGCCCGGAGCGCCCGAAGTACGACATCGGGAACACCTTGTCGCCCACGTCGCCCATGCGCGCCTTGCCGATCGAGAGCTCGACGGCGCGGCTGCCGTCCTCGCGGGGTTCCCCGCTTTTGCCGATCGTCAACGTCACCGACGCGAAGCGCTCGACGGCGGCGGACTCGGCGCCCAGGTCGGCCGACTCCGCGCCGATGCGCTCGCCCTCGCGGGCGGCCTTGGCGCCGGCGCGCCCCATCTGCGACACGGCGATCGCGACCAGCCGCTCCTCGCGAGCGAGGTCGTCGATGCGCTCGAACGCGTCGGCGACGCGCATCCGGGCCTCCCGCTCGCGGCTGTGGACGAGCTGCGCGTAGTCGATCGCGGCGAGCACGGGCTCGCCGGGATGGTCGACGCGCACGGCGCGGGCGCAGGCCCGGAGGTTGTCGAGCGTGGCGTCCCGGCGGTCGAGCACGTAGAGCCGGGGCAGGTCGAGCGCGGCGGCGAGGTGCTCGCGCGGGACGCGTCCGCGCAGCGCGTCCTCCCACGAGGCGTCGCAGCGCACGCCGACGATGCGCGCGGCGAGCTCGTCGGCGGGGAGCTCGATGGACAGCGCGATCGCGGGCCCGACGTGCTTGGCGTGGTGCAGCAACACGTTCGACACGAGCGAGCTCTTGCCGCTGCCGCTGCCGCCCATGACGACGGCGATGCCGCCGGCGCGCACGCGGCACAGCTCGTCCTCGCCGGCGTTCAGCGAGACCCACGGCTCGTCCTTGCGCGACCAGATCTCGTCGACGAGGTCCGGGCCGCGTCGCCACGGCGTGCGCGCCGGCCGAGCCGATGCCGACTCGACGCGATGCGACGCCTCGCGCGGTGGCTCGCGATCGCGGTCGGCGAAGGCGTCGAGCTCGGCC